TATCTCAATACCTATATCATTTGCGTCAATCATTTCTACCCCTATTTGGGAATGGTTAACGGTTGCAGCAATATTAGTACAAACTGTACTAAAACATGAAAATTCTATATATGCTCTAAGGTTTAATGATAAATCTTTTTTATCGTCAAATTTTAATATTTCTTTAGTATTCCCATCTAAATACTGTGATTCAGGACCTATTTTATATTTAATTTCTTCATAACTAACGTTAAAAGTCGTTGTTGGTATAGAACTGATTATGAATGGTACATCATCTATATCACAGAAAACACTACTTCCTAATTCCATAATAGTTGTAGGTAACATTAAATTAGCTTTATACTCTAAATTATTAAATTTAACGTCTCCTTTAGGTATATATGGTGTATAATATATTTCGTTATCCCACCAACTTATAAGTCCATGTTTTATAATTTTACTATAGTTATCATAATCTGATTTTTCATAGATACATGGTGCAACTCCATTTGACCCACAATCAGGTATACAACCAGGTTTAGGACAAGCCTCATCAATAGTTGAATTCGGTTCTTCTCCTTCGGAATCCTCAATGGGTCCAAATATATTTTGATCTTCAGGTAAGTTACTAACATCAAAAGTATCTGAATCACTCTCTGTAACACAATCCAAAGTTTTCTTAAAGTATTCTTTTCTTTCTACCATTCTAGTATTGTCACATATATTTCTATGGTGTCCATGTCCACCTATATTCTCCCAAGAAGAAGTACCATCACCACCATCTGTCTCCACATATTCAGGTTTACCATGAACTCCTTGTATCTCCCTATCTTTTATTGTGTAAGGTATACCTTGACTATTAAATGCGTTTTGGAAGTCACTAAATGTATTGAATTTTATTGTACAACCATCAAAAGAAATTGTGTTACCTTTAAAAACTAATTCTTGGACTGCCAAATTCAAATTAGGGGTTTCTAAATCATTTTCTGGTGTACCGTACCATTCAGTAACTCTTCTACCTTTTATTTTTGCGGTACAACCATTAACACTTATTGTTGGGTTAGAAAATAATAATGCAGGTATTTTTATCCTCCATTGATCAAATGTTGGATCTCCTTGAAAATTGACACTGTTGTTACTCTCTCTACAATCAAAATCACAGAATTTATCTTTTTTAATTTGACCAAATTTTCTTTTTGATTTCTTTAATTTAAATTTTCTTTTTATCAATGGGAAATAAAGTACACCACCTACCCAATCATTATAAAAATCAAATTTTAACATTCTTAAGAAAACTGCAATAGGTTCCATAACACAAGAAACCCAATCTTTTATTCCTGGCGTTTGTAAACCACCACAATTTCTACAACTAAATGGTTTAACATATGCGTCATTACAACCTTGTTGGTTACCGAATGGGGTTTCAATTAATGTTACTCTAAGTTCAGTACCCTCATCCGCACACTTTAACGATATTAATGGTATTTTAATACAACATTTAGAACAACATGGTGGGTTATCTGGCGGACCCGAACTAGCTGGTACATCTATTGTAATATTATTATTACATCCATCATAAGGGTACGTAGGGTTGTTTTGATTTCCATTAGGGCAACAACTATGATTTGCAGATGCAGGACAAATACCTTTACATTTTTTACATAATAGTTTACTAAAAATACATTTCCATTTGATAATAAGCGATAACGAAAAAAACGAACCTCCGCTATCTGCACAGTCTTCAGAACAGTTAGGGGAGTTACACAATTCAAGATTAAGCGGTAAATTTATACAATAGTTCAATGTTATACTTATCCCAACAGGTATTTTAACCGAACAAATAGATGTAATTAACCCATTAAGAATATTAAGAATCCCATTAATAAATCCTACGATGTGACCAAATATTGTCATTAATAAACATATTACGGTATAGAGTGGGTTTAAATTAACATCTACTCTATTAGTTGGGAATTTATTTACACCTTCGGCATTTAAAATATCTTTAATACCTATAAACCCTCTTGCCTCATCGTTTTTCAGTTTTTGCATTCTACCAATGTACTGTTTAACCGTATAAACTTTTTTCCATCTAAAAGGGTAGAATTCTTCTAAGTAATTATATTGATTTCTTAAATCATTTGCATAAGGAGTACCTGTAGTAATTGTTGATAATTGTTTATTAATAGTAAAATCCTGACTATTTTTTAAATCATCAGAACCGTATTCACCAAAATTAAAGTTATTGTTTGTATTAGGGACTAAAAATTTTGCCCTCTGTCTTAACCTTTTATCGTTAGAAGTTGCATCCATAGATATTCTAAATCTATAATCACCTTCTGTTGCAACACCTTTAATACCATCTGGAGATGGAACTAAATTACCAAATTCATCCGTTACTACTTTTCTAACATTCATTGGTACTAATAATGACCAATTACCATTTTCATCTACACCATTACCCTTAAAACTATATTTTTCTATTGCACCATCTACCGTTCTTCTAATTGCCTCTACATTACCAGGTCCTGTAATTACCTCGTTCATTTTACCCATTTCTCTAGTAGGCTTACAATTCTTATTTAAAGAATCTTTTTCATCATCCGAAAAAACACTACCCATAAAAATTGCAGTAGGAACTAGTTCTAAATTATCTATAGAAATATCGTACCTATTAATCCCTAATGCACTACCCACACTTAGACTATCACACCAATAAGGTTCTACCCTCACAGGAATGTTTTCTGAAAAAATTTGTGGTAAACTGTCTAAATTATTTGAGGACTTGAATTTAAACCTATCTTTAAATAAGTCATCACTATAGCCTTGTTCAATCATTTCAAATGGTCGAACAGATAAGAACCCTATATCACTTACATCCATATCATAGTGTAAGAAATGATCACCAACTGGTACCCCAAATAAAATATAATCTCCCGCCTCATTGGTAGTCGTAGTATATTTATAATACTTTTCGTAAATTTCTAATGTCGTATTATTATCTAATACCTCTCTTTTTTTAGGAAATGTACCAACAGGTGTATGATCTAACTTTTGTTGGTTTTTTGGTAATACATTATATCTTATACCATTTCTATTTTTTTGATCAGGAAATGGTTCAGTATATGGGTAAATTGCGGATTTTACTGGATCTGTTAAATCAGTTTCATCAACAGGTACAAATATAGAAACTCTTACATTTGGGACACCGAATCCGTTATTTATTATAACTCTTCCTGCTACAACACCGTATTCAGCACAAAAACTTTGGTAATCGTCTTTTTGAGATATTTTTAAACTTAATATTTCTAAATGATCATAATTTTGACTAAGATCAACATTAACCTTTAAATATCCATTTTCATTACCTGGTTTTGTCCTAATTCTATATGATTTAGACATTTAAATATCACTTTTTTATCTTATTATTCTTTTGTTCAAAAATCTCTATATCATCAAAACCTTTATTTTTATCAGAATCATTTTTTAATTCTTCTACATAATCCACATTTTCACTAAATTGATTTTCACGTTTTTTTATTTTTCTATTATATTTAAACTTAGCATAACCATTTAATATAGACATAAAAAACCCTTTGAGTTTTTTAGTTACTTTAGGTAATGATTTAGGTAAAAAGAATGTCATAAAAATTTGTCCCACTAAAACTAAAATAATTAGTGGTAACGCAATTAAAATAACAAAAAACGCAATTAACTTAAAAAAGAAATTTCCATTATAATTCCCATTCTGAATAGATTCAGGAATTAAATTAATATCTATAGTTTCTTGTTTTTGTTGATTCATACTTTTTTTACTTTTTTCTTTACATGTTTTACATTCCATAACTTATATTTTTTATAATAAAACTAATTAGTTTTTCAAAAAAGTAATTACTATGATGTAGAAATAGTGACTTTTATATCTTTATTTGGGAATTTTATCTCAAACATCGCATTAGGTGCGCCAAATAATGTATACCTACCTAATAGATCTATTTGTCTAGTTGCATCATCAATATATGGTTGAGATATCTCATTTAAAGAATATTTACCATTTTCATTGACTTTATTAAATACTCTAAGATCAGTAACATTTAAAACTCCTGCCACATTATTTATATTCTCCACTAATTGAGATATGTAGATATTATCACCCATATCCCATTTGTTAATATCAAAATATTGAGTAACTGATGAGATAACACCCGAAATAACTTCTCCTTTTGGAGTTGCCTTATCCGCAAAAATATCTACCTCAAAACCTAAATTAATTACCCTACCATTTTTAACTGTGACGTAATCATTTATCATTCTATAATCTGCCAAATATTCTGCGATATTTTGTTTTAGGGTTGAGGTTGACTCAGTAGTTAATTTAGTAGCCGAATCTAATGCCAATATATATACATTAATTTTATTTCTTTCCTCCCAAACACCTGTTCTAAATGGAACACCAAATTTACCTGGCATTAGTGGAACTCTACTTTGGTAATCTTTTATGGTTACACATCTATCTTGTGCAGAAAAATTATACTTAACTAAATTTCTTATTTCTTCAACCGATGGTTCTTCTTTACCACCTAATGCAGGAATTGGGTTATTAACACTAATACTATTTTTTACAATTCTATTAATGTTACTGTCATCACCATTTATGATACTACTAACAGTACCTAAAGTAGTGATGGTATTTGGACCAATATTCGAATCTTGTCCACCACCTATTCTATATCTAACATATAGTGTGTTATTTGTTTGTGGTATCGCACCTAATGATAAATTATTAACTACTCTACCTATTCTATCTATTTGTCCTCTACAACCGATGAATTCATTTAATTCTGAAATATCTGCATCACCCGCCCCAAATGTTATTTTACAAAAACCATTATCAGTAAATTCTTTAATAAATCTTTGTGGTGCATTTTTCCATTTACCTACAACAACTCCTTCTCTATCAGAAACAGTATTCTCATCCTCTATATAAATCTCTGCCTGTGCCAATGCAGGTACCTCAAAGTAATTATAACTGAAATTAGAGAAATCTGCTTCCGTTGGGTTATTAATAAAATTAGTCCCTTCTTTAGTTATTATGTTTTCTATCGATAATACATTATCTTCAGGTAATATAATCTCTAAAAATGGTCTATAATCTTCTCTACTTAATGTTTTTTTAAATATCTTTGTGAAACCATTTAACATAATTTCCCTTTTTGTTAGAGAGTAGTTTTGAATTATCCCACTACCATCTATATTAGGTATTATTAGTCTATTAGGTATACCTCCTGTCGTAAATGGAGATGAGAAATCACAATCTTCTATTAATTCAAATACCTTTCCAGCACCAGTTGCCTGTGAACCTTTAAGTATTTTAGGTGCGTAACTTATGTCAAATGTATCACCATTTACAGGAATATTAGTCACTGTCCAATCCACAATTGTAATACTTGGTCGTTTACCTGGTATATTTAAACCAAAAGTTCTCGCCAATTCTAAAACTGATGATCTTTCTTGTGCATAACTTATTTGTGTCTCATTAAACATCCTATCAGTATGGAATGATAACATATCACCTACTGCAGCGTTTAATTCTAATAACATCATACCTACAGAGGCATCGTTGAAATCTGAAAAAATCTCAGGATAATACTTCTGTATGAATTCAATAAGTTGTAATCTCACATCTGTGAAATTACGTGCATTATAATCTATTTTTTTTGCCATATTTAGAATGTTAAGGTTATAGTATCAGTACTTGCGAAAGTTCCTTCCGTAACTGTATAAGTTAATTCCACAATTATTAATTCTTCTATATCATCATTTCTAAATGATATATCGTTTATAAGTAAGTTTGGTATATACAGTTTAATTGTGTCGTTTAAATTATCCCTAATTTGATCATGCGTAATTGCATCATTTGGTTCAAAAATGTATTTTTTTAAATCACTACCGAAATCTGGAAGATATAGTCTTTCTCCTTTATTTGTTAGAAGTAAATGCAATAAATCTGATCTAATAGCATCTTTATCAGTTTTATTCATTTTAAAATAAAAACCGTTATCACTATCTCTAAAAGGGAAATCTATATTTATATACCTAGTCTTTGCCATATGTATATAAATATAATACTATAAAATTTTTGAGAATAAATATTAAAATAATAATTAAAATTACTCACATTTAACTGATATGTTAAATATCGTTCTATCTAATGGTGAAAATACCAATATGATTATATCAAAATTTTCAGTTTCTTTTTCTATTTTAAAAGTGGCACCTGATTTCATAATAGGTTTATATCTAATAATATTATCTTTTATATTACCTGTGTTAATAATATCATCTGTAATTTTTTCAGCTTCAGCATCACCATCTTTAAATATATCAGTAACATTCAATTTACCCTTTTTAGATTTAATTGCGGTATTAATACTTTGTAATAATCCTTCAGTTCTTTTGTAAATAATTAATTCACCTACAAAGTTTCTTACACCATTCTCCATTTGGCTATAGTCATTGTCACCATCAGCCAAAGATTTTTTAATCATTTCTTTTACTGTGTTTGATGATAGTGGTAACATTTTCTTTCTTTCTTCGATACTTAAGGCGACTTGTCTATATTCTAAATTATAAACGTCTCCCCTAAATCCACTGAAATATTCTTGATCACCATACTTAACATAAAATGCGTCTGGAACAACTAAAGAATCAAACGATATTGTTAAAGTATCGCCAGCACCTGCAGGGACAGTACTTTCAAGTGTTGCCGCAACAAAGTTATTTTGTTTCGTACCTCTCGCACCTTCTTTTTTACCTTCATATCCACATTTTAAAGGTGGTTTTGGCGTAACACAATTACATGCACCCTCAATCGGTTTTACCTTACCTTCAGGGCAATCACATTCTTTTGTCTCCTCATTGTATTTCATTCCATCAGGACATTTACACTCACCGTTATCGTCTAGTTTCATACATTTATTAGGACATTCCCTTGGTGGTATTTTTTCACATCTACAATCATCTGTCTTTTTAAAATCTTTAGGGCAATCACATTCTTTTGTCTCCTCGTTGAATGTCATTCCTTCTGGACAATCGCATTTTTTTGTTTCTTTATTAAATGTCATACAAGGATCTGGACAACTATTACATTCACAATTTTCATCAGCTTCTTTACCGTTAGGGCAAAAACATTTACCATCTTTTTCTGTTAAACCTTCTTTACATTTACATTTTTTTGTTTGTGGATCCCTAATCATACATTTGGGGCACGGTTCATTAGGTGTAAAACATAAAATTGCGTCAATCATTACAAATTGTCCCGCATTTAATTCACCACTTTTAATGGCTGCCATAACACTGGAATGTGTATCAGTTTTATCGGTACTATATATTGATCCTGACTCAACTGATTTTACTTCTTGTTTAAAATTATCTGCAACTTTAATATTATTTTGTTGAGCGTATGCAACAATTTTATTTGTAAGTTCATCTAAAACTTTTTGTGCCCTTCTTTTTGCTAAATCTTCATTCTTCTTTTTACCTGTAGCATTTTTATCATATGTCGCTTTTGGGGTTTTATCAAAACCCTTACAACCCGAACCCCAAGGTTTTAATGATTTTATACCAACATTAACATCATATTCGTTACAATATTTAGGTTCTACCGCAGGAAATTTATTACTATTACTACCTTTCCAGTAGTTACTAGCACCACCAAATACATTAATGTCCTCAACAGTGAACTGTCCATCTTCAAATAAACCAAATTGTTCTTCTACTTTTTGTTTAAATTTTTGGAAGAATTTTTCAGGTACTTCGGTATTTACATCACTTTCAGTGTTATATCTTTCAGTGTTTGTAATATAAACACAATCTTTTTTATCTGTTTTTTTTAACTCAGTAGTAGGTTCTGGTTTAGTTTCTGTAGATTTATTACTATCATTTGTTTTAGTTTCCGCAGGTTTAGATGAAACCCCTTGAACTGAGGAAGTACTCACTTCATTAATATTTGAGGTGCTATCATACACCATTAAAGACTTAATTCTTTGCAACTCTTCAAAAAGATTCTTCATATTCTTTTAAAAATTTTTGTTTATTAAAAAAAAACTATTATATTTGTTCTTATATAAATACAAAACAACTATGAAAAATTTAATTATCATCCTATTATTTTTAAATCCTTTTGTGGATTTTTCTCAAAATCTTTTTACTAAAGAAGAAATTTTACTTGCCACAGAAGGTGGGGATAGATGGTATAAGGATATTAAGATATCTTTATATGGTAACTACAGTAAGCAAGATTCATTAGATGTAGTCGAAAACATTAATATTTTCAAACCATTAATAAAACCTATCAACATTAGTATGGTTAAAAATATTGATTCCGCCAATGTAGTTATTTATTTCTTAACTGATACAGAGTTTGGTAATAAATTTAAATGGAGAAAAGAATTTGTTAAGTTAAGTATTGGTCAATCTTTTATTGAACCTATTAAATACTCAATTAAACGTGTTGATATTCATATAGACATTACTCAAAATAAAAAATATAATTCTTTTAGTGAAACAATAAAACATGAAATGTTTCATATGTTAGGTTTTTATCATTATAGTAAAGAGAATAATTCTATATTAGATCACGATCATTATTTAACAGAAAAAGATCTACAAATGATAAAATATCTTTATTCAGATAAATTTAAGGTATAAAAAAAATCACTACGATTGTAGTGATTTTCTTATTTTTGTATTACCTTTTTCATATTTTGGTTCAAACGGACAATGTTTACATCCGTTACCACAACATGATTTTCTATTTAAGTGGTACGATTCAGTCAATACCATTTTACCATCTTCCCAATAGAAGTCAGTAGGTTGTAATTTAGGTCCAAATTCCCTAACATATAATTGTTGTATCCAATCTTTTGATGCCCCTACATTCATAATTAATTATTTTTTCTTATATTATATAACGCTAACAGTACTTGATGTGTTAGCGTTATATCATTACCCCATTTTACTTTCATATCTTATATAATTTCACAAGCTCCTCCAGCACAAGCAACTTCGCCAGAAAGATTAGTATTATCTTGTAACTCAATTACCTTTGTTAAATCGACAGAAGTTAATGATTTCAATAATGTATCGTAAGTTTCTATTGTACAATCTTCAAATGGTGCCTGTTGGTAAGTACCTCCATTGTATGGTAAAACAGATAATCCATTATATGATTTCCTATTTGTCCACATCCATTCACCAGCTAATTCCCAATCTTCCTCTTTTAAAGATATTGTTGCAGATACATTATGACTATTTTGTCCACCTCTATGTCCTGGTTTAATCCATTCTTGTGATACCTTTTTAACCCTATCCAATAAATCAAAAGGTGATTCATATCTTAAAATTGATCCTTCTGGTGATTTTTGTGGGATAGAAATAACTGCAGTATCATGTGGTCTAAAAATTTCATCCTCAACTAATTCTGGATGATTTACCGATAGGTATGTATAGATTGCCTCATTTTTACCAACTCTAATTCTTCTAACATAATAATCATTATGCCAAGCATGAATACCAGAAGAAGTTCCTAAAACTAATGATGAAGTACCTGATGGTTTAACTGTTGTAGTTCTAGCTGCTGAATTAATCCCAATTAATTTTGCAACTCTAGAATTCTCTTCTTTGACTGCGTTAGCGGCAGCTTTCATATCATAACCTAAAACTACACCTGATCCTATTCCTGTCATACCAACACCGATTAAAGCATCTTTTTCTGTAGTTCTTTTCCAAACATCTCTTAAATAATGGAAGTCAGTATATCCTGCCTGAAGTGTTCCAATAAATGCTGCCCCTTTAACTCTTTTTTCAAAATCTTCTTGTGATTCAATATCTGACGCATTTACCTCACATAGGTTACAGAACTGATATGGTCTCAAACCTATTTCACAACATGGATTTGTTCCCCAATCTTTATCATTTGAAAAGTAGATTCCTGGTTCACCAGCACCGCTCAATTCAATTCTTTTCCATAAATCTAAAAAGAATTCTTTAGTAACTTTATGTCTTAATAAAACTGCTGAATTATTAGCTCTACCTCTTTGTGGATTTAATTCCCACCAGTTACCTGATTTACAAGAAATCATTTCATTATCATCTGCGGAAAATAAACTAATTAATGCCGCTCTACGAATTCCACCTGCTAAAACTGCATCTGCAATATGACAAACAATATCATGAACTTCAATCGCAGTAAGTTTATCACCATCGTTTTTAGAATCTAATACTTTTTTAATATTATGTATACAATCTTTTAATGGTTGTGGACCTGGAGCTTTACCACCAGAAGTTACTAATAATGCCCCCTTATGTCTAATGTCAGAAAAATCAAACGTAGGTGTAGATGACTTAACACCTAAATAAGATTCTACCAAAAGTTTAATTGCGTCTGCCCATCCCTCAATAGAATCACTGATTAGATACCTTCTTTTTCTATCAGGATTAGGTTTTCTAATTTCAGGTAATTTTTCAACATGATGTTTTTGTACTGAATATCCTACTCCAGTTCCACCTAATAAAAGGAACATAGTTTCAGAAAACGCATCAACATGATCAATAGGTAAATATGCACAATTATAAACTCTATTTGGAGAAATTTCAATAGGCTTACCTCCAAATTGTAAACTTCTCATCGAAGGTAAAATCTTTTTATCGTATACTAATTCATATACTTCCTCAATATCATCTTTAATATGAGGATATTTTTTTTGGTGCATTTCTTTATTTCTAGTAACCAATTCTTCCCATGTTTCTCTTCTGTTTTTTTCAGGTAGATACTTGGCGTATTTCATGTAAACAGTAATGTCGGATAAAATCCTATTTGTTAATTCCATTTTTAAATTTTTTTTAATTTTTTATTTATTAATTTTTGGTGTGTAAATTTCCATATGACTTATTGTTTAAACCATTATATCTTTTTAAAATCTACTTTAATTGAAATTTTCTCTTTTTTTATTTAAAGTATCCTGTATAAATGAAGAATCCTTTTTCTTAGATAATTTATCATGTTCTAATAAAGTAACATCTCTACTATCACTAGTGTCAATAACTAACGTTCCATTATCAAATAAGATGTCTTCAAATACAACACCATCTTTACCAAATCTAGATTTAAGTATGGCTAAAGTTGCTCGTCCCTCTTCTTTCTGTTCTAATGTTTTAGCTGCGGATAAAATAAAGTGCCCAATTTGTCCTTTCTTAATAGATCCACCCATCATATGAGCTTCCACTA